CTAAACAAAGATAAGTTTGTTATAGCTCCTGTTGTAGGATCTACGCTGTTTACATTAAATCTAGAACTTGTATTTAAAGTAGGAAACGACTGAATGCCTTGATAATTACCTGGAGTAAATTGAGTTCCAAAATTATCTACTATAAAAGAAACTATAGCACCTTCGGGTGTTCTAGTAATTCCACCTATAGTTTTAAATATAGATATCAAATTATCTATATTTTTTTGACGATTAGCATACGTATTATCTGTTTGAGGTACACGCAGCTGTTGATTTAGATCTTCAAAATAATTTTCAAAAATATCTAGTTGAACCTGTGTTGCTAACTTATTAAACTCATCAGGTGTTATGTAACCCCGTTGTTCTTTATTTAATATAGACAACACTGTAGTGTAAACAGTATTTACGTTTATTGCCATTTATATTTTTTTTAAGTATAAGGGCCCGAGTGAACGAGCCCTATACTATTGTTACATGTTATTTTAGCTTTTTCTCGATAGACTTGAAGACTTCTACACCTTCGTCTGTCTTAAAAAAAGCTGCCATAGCAGAATATGGATTTTCATCAAATGGTACATTCATAAGTTTTTTACCATTAGACGCCCATGAAAATGATCTTTGATCTTGAGATAGATTTATAATTTTAGCTTCAGTAGCTAATATTGCAAAGTTTCTAAGTTGAACATTTTCATCTTTAGCGAGATCAATAAACAAAGCTGGATTTTGTCTAGCGAAAATAAGTGCATCTCTTTTTAATTCTTTAGATGACATTTCATTTACTTTACTTCCAACCTCAACTCGCATAATAGCTTCTAAGTGTTCTATATCCATGCTACGAGCAGCATTTAGCGCATCGATTTGTAGTTCCATTACGTCAAGTTCGTCAACTGCTTGAACAGCTGAATCAAACTCTCTATAACGTTTGTCTTTATAAGGGTGATACAAAGATAATATTTTTTGTAACGCTTGTTTTTCTTTTGGTACAACTAAAGCGCCATCTTTAAAAAGTATAGTGCCTAATGTAGCCTCACCTTTTTGTTCATCTACAAATGGTGAATTTTGATTTGTAGCGTAACGTAATTCTCTTTGTGTATTTGTTTCATTGTCATACCATAGTAGCGGGATTTTAGCGCTATGCCTAGATGGTATTCTCAATGTTAGCGGTTTATATTTACCGGTTACAAGATATGTTCTATCTTTTATTTCCCAACCTTGTTCTACCGTTGGTTTTTCTTTTGTTTTTGCCATGATATAATATAATAAAAATGTTAATAAAGTAAATTATTGGAGGTCACGTATTGTGACCCCCAACATTTACATAAATAATCTTACTTAGTAAACAATACAAAGTTGTTAGCACCTTGTACACAAAGACATCTTTCAGATAGGAAGTTTACTTCCATTGCATCAAGATCACTTGTGAAAGCACCACCAACAGATCCAGTCAACCAAGACTTCATACGACGATCGTCAGTTTGTGACGCTCTGTATCGTACGTGCAAGAATGGACGACGGATGTTAGTACCAAGAATTTGATCGTATACAGTTGATGTACCAGCTGGGATTAATACTCCATCGATAGCGCTAACGCCATATCCTGGAGGAATTAGTCCGTCCTCGATACCACCTCTTGTAGAAGCATCATTTAGATATTTCCAGTCAGTTTTGTAGAAGTCATAAGAACCTCTGCGGAAACCGCTAAAACCTAAATTCAATGCCATATCTTCTGAATTTTCGAAGATACCATAAGAAGTACCACCAGAGTAAGCAGCGTTTACTGCAGCTAGCATATCATCAAAGCCTAGTGAAGTTTCACGATTTAAGAAAAGCATGTTTTCTTCAATAGCACCTTGTGTATCTAGGTTACGTAGAATAGCATCAAACTCTCCTAACGCGCTTGCAGCTGCGTTAAAACCAGCTTCTACATTACCACGATCTTGAATAGCAGCAAATAAACCTTCTGTACCTTTAAATCCAGCTGTTTCAGCAGCAGAACCAGCACCAGCTTTTTCACCTTCAATAACTGACATTTCTAAATAATCCTCAAAACGTAGTCTTGTTTCAGACTCAGCTTTTAGATACCATAGATATCCAGATGTTCCGTCTTCTGTAGCTACTTCTACCCAACCAATTTGAGCTGTATCAGAACCAGAAACAACATATTTGTTTCGGATAATGATTGGTGAGTTAGAAAACTGAGTAAATGAAGGATCAACACTTACATAACCGTCAGCTAAACCAGTTGCGGTGTTGTTAGGTGTAGATGAACCTTTAGCATACTCAGAACCGTAGACAAACATTTTTATACCAGTAGCAGCAAGTGAGCTAGTGTCTGCAGCAGTGTAAGGAGCTACAACTACATCACCTGTAGTTAGGTTAGATGATGTTACAACACCAGTAAGTTCTTCACCAGCACCGTCTAATAGTACAACTGTTTGATTTACAGAAATTACGTTTTTAACGTCTGCACCTACAGGAATACCAATAGTACTAGTAGCACCATTGTTAGTACATCCTTCGTAAGCAATATGCAAACGGTTTTGCTCAGACCAAATAACTTGGTCAGAAGTCATAGGCATTTCAGCGCCTACCATACGCAAGAATCCAGAAAGCGTACGGTTTCCGTATCGCTCTACTTCTTGCTCATAGATCTCAGGTAGATACTGCTGCGCAAATGTATCAGAATCGCCAGGATTAGCACCTCCGTTAAATGAAAGGAAGTTTGTATCTAGCAATTGTTGTTTTTGACTTGGGACAATACTCCCAAATAATGGATCAATAGCCATAATTAATTAATTTAGTTTTTTAATGTTACTTTTTTAACTTTAAGTTTTGAAGAATCAACACCGCTAATAGCTTTAACTTTTAATCCATTTACAAATACTTCGCCTTGTGATGTTTGTCTTGGTTCAGTAGAAATGTTTTTTGACTTAGCCATGACCTCTTTAACAGCATCAGCTTTTCCTTGTTCATAGAAATGTTGAGCTATAGTATCAGCGTTTCTTGCGGCGTAAATAGCTTTGTGATATCCTGGAGTATCAATAACTTCTCCTTTATCATTTAAGAACATCTTAATGAAATTACCAATATCGTTCTGCTCTTTTGAAACTTGATCAGCATTTTTTACGTTATATCTAAATTTTTTTTCATTTAAATTGAAATCAAAACCTTTGAAATCATTTGAAAAATAATCAGACGTTTTATTTAAAAAATCTTGATTAATTTGCTTTGCCTGTTGTTGCTCTTCATTATATCGATTGAAAAAATCCATAGCCTTTTGCTGCTCTTGGGTTACGCCCGGTCTCAACTTGATCTCGTCATAATATTTACCTTTTAAGCTTTCTAAAAAGTTTTTGGCTTTTCCAACTTCTTCTTTAAACGCAATTTTCTTTTTGCGTATTTCTTTTTCGTCGTCTAACTCTTCATCATAACTAAAATCCTCTAACAAAAGACTTACGTCGTCATAATCAAGATGCGGTCGTGTTTGTTTATAATATTCTCTCACTAAAGTACTGTTGTCTACGTTAGTGTAGTCTGCATTAAGCCGAACATAATCTTCGACTGTACCACCAGTTTCTTCCATAAACGAAACTAGCTTTTCAATATTTTCAGGTAACTGTTTTGTTTGCTCTGCCTGCTGTGCGGGCTGTTTAGAAACTTCAACTGGTTCATTAACTTCAGTTTCTTCAACTAACGTCAAAGGTGTTTCTAACTTCTCTTCGGTTTCCCGTACTTCTTCAACCACTTCTTGGCTGTCGCTACTATCTTCGGATTTTTCGACAATAACATCGCTATCATTTGTCTCTTGTGTTTGAACGGCATCTTCTTCTTTTATTTCAACTTTAGTTACTTCAGGCACTACTTCACCTTGAGCTTCTGCAGCTGTATTAGGTATTTCAACTTTAGTTACCTCTTCTTTTTTGCCTAAATTTTTAGGCTTAGATGGTTTTTTAACTTTAAACTCACCTTCTTGTTTTACTTCTTCTGACATAATATAATATAATTAAATAATTAAAAGTTTTTTTTAACGAGGTTCAAACTGTTCAAGTCCAAATCCTCCAAGCGCGTCATTACCAGCAGATTCAAAATTTTTTGGCAACTCATCGTTTTGTCTTTGAGATATCATTTGAGATTGCTGCGTACCAATAATTTTAGCCCGTTGATCTTTACGATCTTCTATTTCTTTCTCTCTTAATGTCTCTGCACCAGCTTTAGCTTGGGCTAATTGTATATTATAGCCAAACTCTTGTTCCATTAACTGACGTTTTATATTAGCTTCCATCTCCATTTTTTGTATTTCAAACTGAGATTTAGCTTGTTCTAACTGCATTTTTTGCTCTGTAAGAACTTGTTGTTTTTGAGTTTCAGCTAATGCTGTTTGTTCTGCAGCTTGAGCTTGTGCTTGAGCTTGAGCAGCAATATTAGCTTGTTGCGCAGCTTGCTGTTCTTTAGCTCTTTCTTTTTGTCTGTACTTTAAATATTGATTAGCTAATTTTATATTTTTAATTTCTCTAATATCAATAGCATCTTCAAGACCTATAGTTTGAGTTTGTAAAGCTATTTGTATGTTTTTCTCTAAAAATTCTTTATCTTCCTGTTCAGGCTCTAATTCTAAAAATATACCAAACTCATGCATGTTTAGCTTTTCAATTTCCTCAAGCGTCGATGTGTTAAATTGATTTATTGAATTTAACAAAGCTTGTTTTGTTAGTGGGAAACCTAACATATCTGCAACTCTTAAGCTTATATTTTCTGCTACTCTTACACTTAAATACATTAATGACTGTAACACGTGTTTTGTTGCAGTATTTGATGCAGCTGCAGCTAGTTTCTGTAATCCTACTAAAGCGTTTTTATCTGGTTGACTACCATCGCGAGCTTCATTAAGACCCGTCACATCACGTATCATTTGTAAATAATACTGATACGTTTGTATTAACGCTTGTACTTTTTGTATACCTGATGATGATTGTAATTCTTGTATAGGTACTTTACCTGGATTTAAATCACCGTCTATTGTTTTTGATCTACCAACAATACTACCAGTTTGGAAGTACATATTTAAAGCTTCCTGAGGATTGTAATTAGTACCATTACCTAAATCAACTTCTGATAAACCGTCAACATCTACAAACACACCGTCTGGTACCATTCTTGCTAGAACTTGCTGTATTTTTAAGTGGGTAAGCTGAATCATATCAGCAAAGCCAATACATTTACTTACAATACTTTCTATTCTACCCTTGTACATTCGAGGAGCAGATATAGCGTAATTCATTTTGACTTTAGTTTGATCGCTATATGGCCTTGTCATGTTTTCAGCAAGCTGCCATTTAAGCATTTTTTCTTGCCCAAGTATTTTAGCTCCACTGTATAAAACTTCTATAGCTCTATGTACTCTTTCAAAGTTTTCATTTTCAGGTGGATTAAAATCTCCTGGTTTTTCTAACGCTTTTTCTAAACCTTTGTCTGTTTGTTTTATTTTAAATACTTGATTATTGTATGTCTTGTATTCAAAATATAAAACTTGTACATTGTTATAATTGTCGTCTTGACCCCAATAATTTCTAGTGTAATTAGAATCACCTGGATATTTTTGTATTTCTTCTAACTCAGCGTCAGTTAAATATGGAAATTGTTTTTTAACTTCTTCTAAGCTTACACTTTTAACTTCGCCTACGTAATATATATCCTCAAAGTTAGGATCTTCTGTGTAAGAATAAACTAAATTAGCAGGATCTACATAATTTACTTTTACTCCATTAGCTAAATTAAAATCAGTTTTAACACAGCTTATACCTAACACAACTAAATCGTAAGCTAGTTGTTTTTTAATCTCATCATATCTGTTGTATTCCAAAACATTTGATATAACTTCTTCTTCTGCTATTTCTATAGATTGTTTATAATTTAACTGAAGATAAAGATCTAACTCTTCTTGACTTTCCGGTAAACTAGCAGGATCTGGCGTAGCATAAAAATTATGACCAGTGGCTTCGTTTAATTGATCTATCATTGTTCTGTTTTCGATATCACGTATAGCATTAAAAGCAAAGTCAGTTCTTTGTTTAATAGCGTAAGGATCAGAAGCAAATGATTTTATAATATAACCTTTGTCGGTCATACCATTTACCACAATGTCTACAAATTTAGATAATACAGCTACTGGTTTCCAGTCTAAATTTAAATAAGACAAATCACCGTTGATAGATAATTCATCTTTGTATTTAGCTACAGACTGCTCACCTCTAGCATATAATCTTAATCTATGAAAATCTTGCCAGTTGTTTCCAAAACGACCACCAGCACCTAAGCCACGATCACCTCTAAACCATTCGTTTTCAATAGCTCTACCTACTTGGAATCCGTAATCCAAAGTATTCTTTTCTGCATCTGGTACCACCTGACTCGGAAAGGAACTATTCACATTAGTATAAACCATTTATTGTATTATTTTTGAAATGTAACCTGTGTTATCATATTTCTTAAACGATATGTTAACTGGATCTCTTTGTTGTATGTTTACTGGTGTGTATTTATTTTTATTACATGCCATTATAGCTAAGCCAGAACTAATCGTTGCATCAAACTTTGTTCTATTGTTTATGTTAAACTTTGCCCAGTCTTCTAATGTTCTTTGAAAATACATATCACCATATCCATTTTCATTTAAACCCACGTGGTTTTCTATATATGATTCTATAGCAGCAGCATGAGCTTGTTTAATATCTTCACTTGAATTAGGTATACCACCTATTTCTCTTTCTGCAACAGACAACTTGTTATATATCTTATCTGGTCTGTTCATTGAAAATTTTCTATAACCTCTACGTTTTAAATAATACAATAGTCGAGGTTTGTTATTCTCTGCAAGTATTGGCATGCCATAAAAATGCAATGCCATCAAAACATCTTCAAAGAATATCTCAGCTGTTGGAGGTCTTGATATATATTCTAAAAAGAACATATTGTAAGGAGCTTGCTCCATGCTGAATTTAGTTAAACCGTGTAACGATCCTTTTGAACCGCGTTTGTCTACTGTACCAGATATATCGTAACTATCACAACCAAAAGCTCCTACGTGATCGTTACCTGGAAACTTCACTCCATTTTTTATTATTACACGATTTTGTAGATTTATAGGTGGAATCCATGAAACTAAAAATCTACCGTTATTATCAGGTACAAAATTTACAGTTGTATCTTTAATACCACCAGTCCATTGAAAGTTACCTTTTGTGACTGATGTTTTGTTTTTCATATCTTCATTATGATCTATTTGCTCGTAAATCTTAGTTAGATTAAATAAAGATAATTTTGCTTCATCTCTAAATGCATGTTTCTCTGTACGAGGAAACTGACGATAATATTCATTTAAACTATCCTGATCATCTTTAAGACCATCAACTTCGTTTTCCCAATGTTCTATAACGCCAGTTGTAATTAAGTCACCCTGCGCATCTTTAACTGCGTCTTTCGGTGAGTCGAATACAGGTACGCCATAAGAATCGATGAATCCTTCGTAGTTCCATTCCATAGGTATGAACAAACTATATAATCCCGAGCTAGTCTGTCCATTGCGGTTTCTTTGTGTGACGTCTGATGCATAATATAATTTTTTAAAGTTATCGCCACCTTTATCAAGAGCGTTGCTTGTTGAGCCCATCATACACTTACCAACAACTTTACTACCTAATCTTAATGTTGTTTTTGTAACTCGCCAGTTATTTAAAATGTTATCCGGACGCTCCCACTTACCTGATTCGTCGTGGGCGAGAAGTTTGAGTTTCTCACCATCATACGAGTTGTCACCTGTGTTCTTCCAGTCGATCGTCGTGTCGAGACCGTCGAGTTCCTCTGGCGTTTCGCCTTGGTCGAGTTTACGCCTTGTGAGTTTTGACGCTGGTACCCTGTAGGCGAGCTCCGTCTTTGGTCTGTCCATACCATCTTGTATGGGTTTGAAAAAGAACGGATAGTTGACTGATATGGGTACAACTTTGTCGGTAAACATTTTTTTAGCGTCAGCCCCTGATTTTGATAATATCCCAAAGCGTGAGTCGGAAGATATTGTTGCTTGATGCACAAGTTCTGATGATGCCATGAATGAAAAACCAGAGCGTCTGTTTTTGAGGTAGCACATACCATAACATCGCTGGTCGGCTTTACATGCTTCCCAGAATATAAAGAAAAGCCTATTTGACTCTCTGTAATCTGCGGCACCAACGTCAATTTTGCTCCACTGCAAGAACATATAGTGAGAACCAGTAATGTAAGTAGCCACGCCTCTATTATAGAACCAATATCCTTCTTCACGTCTTTTAAACTCTTCGTCGATATAATCGTACCATTCTTCTTTAAAATTAACTGGGTATCTTTCCCAGTCAAATACACTTTTAATTTTAGCCAATGGTTTAGGGTATTCTGATTTAGCCCAGCGTTGATCTTCTATTTTATCAGACGAGGCATAAACATTGTCGGGTATAGCTGGTAAAGCTATTTTAAGGTTTTGTATTTCAATCACATCACCTATTGTACCGTCTTTACTAATAACAACAACGTCATTTTCAACGTCGTAACCATACTCCCATTTTTTATACCTATTATTTCTTTTTAAAACTTTAGGCTTAATGTGGTCTTTTATTACTTTTACTAAAGACTGTTCGTACATTATCTTGATCTGCCTTCAGCAAAACCTTTAAAACTTTTTTCTTTAGTGTTTTGAGGTTTATCTTCAAGCATTGTTTTTTCTTCTTCTATTCTAGCTAATATTTCAAACGCGTCAAATATAGCAAGCTTTTTAGTTGCAGCTGCATTTTTAAGTCTATCTGCAGAAACGTCATCTTCAGTATTAGTGATAATTTTTTCTTCAGCAACTTTAATAAGTTCCTCAACTGCTTTTCGCCCAGCTTGGATTATATTCTTCCTCGTCTCCTTTGAACTCATACTGAACTAAAACATCATTTGATTGCATACAATATAGTCTTTGTTTATCTATAATAAACTCAAACTCTCTATTTGATTTAAAACCAACTAAATCACCTTCGTATATACCAAGTGACTCTAAGGTTTTATTACCTATTTTTACTATACCTTTATTCTTTTGCTCTGGTTCTTGGGACCAAGCGTCATTATTTTTTATCGGTATAATAAAACAATGATCACGAACTGGTAACCATTTTACCATACGTTTGTAAAGATATATTTGATCGTATTGACATAAGTACCTATTATCGTCAAATGTTTTACTACTATCAACTTCTTTACCTTGATGGTTATAATATCTTCTAAATACATTGTGGTGTATAATTACTTTATCACCTTCTTGTATTGGCGTCTCAAAAGCAGTTGGCACAGTAAGTACCATTGCTGTTCTGTTTATAAGCTTAAAGTTTTCTATGCTAGAATTAACTATAAGTTTATCGCCGTTTATATCAACTTCATTGTTATACCTTTTTCCGTCTGGTATAACTATAAAATCAAAAACGCTTTTCATTAATATTCTAAATCATATTCAACGGATATAGCCATGTTAGAATTAAATTTCTTCCATGGCAATACCTCATTGTTTTTCTTTATGAATATGTTATAAGAAGCGTCTTCGTCTTCAAACAGAATGTGTGATATCTCATGACCACCGTAGACTTGCTGACCTAACGCGTAGTGCATAGCATCATTCTTATAATCAGAACCAATACTGATTTTTCTTATAACAGTACTCATTAGTCTTCTGATTTAACAACACTTAACTCACCATCATCTTCTTTTTCGATTTCAGTGTAAGTGCCGGTCTCTAAATCAATATTAATAGATCCATACTTTTCTTCTAATTGCTTTTTAGTATCTTCAATACCTTCATTAATACCAGCAATTTTATGAAGTAACGCGTGTTTATTTGCTTCTAATTGACCTATTTGATTTACTACTTGACCTAACTCTGTTTGTTGATCTTTAATTTGTTTAAGCTCTTCAGCTGTAATTGATTTTGACATTTAATTTAATTTTATTCTTGTTTACTTTTTTTTGATTTCTCCCAAGTACGACCTACAAAATAAGCGCCATACACTGTAATTAATAGAGACTGAAATATTGGGATATACTCCTCAGCCACTTTGAACCCACCAATGTTACCATCGAAAAATGCTAATGCCGTAAATATAACAGTAAGATATATTAACACTAGCGGGCGGATATTCTTTGATAAAAATGAATCTGATTGCATATCAAGTTTCCAGCGCTCAGTAATTTGAGTTTGCGCATCTTGATCTGCTTTCTCTAACAACTCTTGAATCTTTTGTTTAGCAGCTAATCTTTCCTCGTCTGTAGTTGTAAGTTTATCTATTACATTACCTACGTCTTTAATTAAACCGCCAGTTAAAAGACTTAAAAGTTTTTTCATTTTTTTTTAATTTAGCCTTTTTTCATACCCCCAGACTTTACAAGATTTTTTATTTTTTCTTGCTTGGTATTTTCTGGAGCGTCAACTTGACCAAAACCACTAAATGTTTGTGTAGGTTCTTTCTTAGGTGTATTTTTTGGTAAAGTATCTTTAGCCATAGGATTTCCTTCTACCTGTTTTTTTATTTTTTCAGCTTGAGCTTTTGAAAGTTTTTTCGTACCAAAAAGACTATTAGCAATATCGCTAAGATCAGCATCTTGATGTAAAGCTGAACCTCCACTCATACCAGTAAATTCTGCTGGTGAACCGTGGTCCATTTTGTATGGAGACATTTCTACAGCTGATGCTTTGTCATCAACTGGCATATCTTTCATTAAATCTTTTTTCTCTTGTTTATCTGTCTCCTTGTGGAGCATTGACATGTGCATTGCAGAACCTTCCATCATAAGTCCGGTAGTTTTACCTTTATGATCTTTCATTTGGATGCAATGTTTGTGCATTGGTGAATACGGCATTGTTTTATTTTTTTAGTTTATTGTTTCAATCAAACTTATACCTGGTAAGATGTGCTGTTCTTTTTAAATCACCAGTAAACTTACATATTAAGTTATTTTTATCTTTTAGTTTATACTTTACTTTTACTGAATAACCATTACGCTTGTTAAACAAGTGTGTTACAAATGTATCTTTGTTTCTTTTGATTATTCTTTCTTCTATAACATCTTCCTTCCAAGGGTTGTAGTTAACAACCTGCGACACACCGTAGTCTCCTACGTAAATCATTGTAATGTATTTAGAAGTTTTGCTTTCCCACCAACCCGCAAAATTGTTTTGGCTAAAAGCTGTTAATGTAATTA